ACCGAGTAGTCACGGCGCTTGCTGTCTGGCGGGAACAGGACGGACATGACCATGCCAATCGCACCCAGCACGTTGGCGGTCTCACAGCCCGCAAAGCAGTGGAGCAGTACCCTACCATCCTCACCCTCTCGAACGGCCAAGGAAGGCCCCTTGTCGTCGTGCGCAGGGCATCTGGCAGTCCATGAGCCGTTGCGACCCTTGACCTTGTCCAATCGCGAGATTAGGTTTTCAACGGGTGTCATCCTTCCCTCGCTTTCAGCATGGCGTCGGCCAGCTCGTAGCTAACTTCTGCAATGTCACTGTTGTTCTCTGCCCATACAGGGCTGGCCCCGCCTGAGTGAGCGCAGATGCCCTGCATCGCCTTGGCTGCAAAGTAGTCGCGCAGGGTCATGCCTACGCCGTATTCAAAATCAGCATCCATAACGTATGGAAATGCTGGCCCACCTGTTTCTTTCGTCATATCACTCTCCTATTGAAAACCGAACCGTTAACCGAATCGGTTCCTGACTCATCTTCCCAACGCTTTTGGTTGATGAACGTAAGTGGGGAAGGCTCAAACCCCGAAACCCACTGCTCAGAAGCCCTTAAACGGGTCACAGACGCAATAATTTTGTCGGCTAAGGGGTCTAGTGCATGACGCTTCCATTTCGTCTCACAGGCCGATCTAGCGACTTTTCGTTTTGATGATGGCCAAGCTGACCAAAAGTCGTCAAATCGTGATGTTGTCGGTGCAACCGACGTAATGGTATTTATCTTATTCTTTATCTTCTTAGGGTTACCATTCGGTTTCGATTCGCTAACCGATTCGGTTTTCTTCGGGCGACCGCCTAGCTTTCCGAGTCGTTGATTGTTCGCTACTTGTGCTTGATATTTAGCTACTTCAGCATCACAACGGTGGTTGAAATACCCATTTTCTGTCTTTTCAAAAAACTCCCCCAAAACCGATTCGGTTATGTCCAAATCAATGCGGATTTTTCTCGAAACCGATTCGGTATTAAGTGGGATTTGCTTCTCGCTCATGTAGTACAAATCCAACAGACGGCGGTAAGCCAAGTCTTCTGCATCGCTAAGATGCGTGGTGTGGGTGATGTAGTCACCAAGGTGGAATTTGTACCAAATCACTTTAGGTCTCCGAAGATATCGGGCCGTAAAGTTGTGCGCTTCACCTGCCCTTTGGTGTAGCGCTCGATGGCCCCACTCAGCTCAGGACTGGCCAGCGCCCTTCCTGAGATGACGAGGCTCATCCACGTCTTGCTCACGCCAAGCTTGTTGGCCATGGCCAGCTTCGCTCCTCGCGGCTTGGTTTCAAAAAATTCATCTAGTGTCATGCGGCCATCCTTTGTGTTGGTTTAAGCGCATCATACACCAAAAAAATATTTGCGCAAGGGGGTTGTATCCTCAAGTTAAATTTGGTACAGTTGCAAAACTTTAACTCGAAAGCGAATTATGCGGGACTTTTTTACAGCGGTTGTGCGTTTTTTTCTTGGCCCCGGCAGCGGCATCACGCTGTTCGTCTTGGTTGGTTTGGCCTACTACTTGGTCAAGGACTGACATGGGCGAGGAGTTTCACCAGCTCATGCTGGAGCGAATGCAAATGCTTGAGGAGGCCCTTTGCAGGGCCACCGCAGGCGTTGCTACCCGAGACGACTGGGAGACGATCTGCACAGAGTGCGGCGTGCCCACGGCGTCTATTTTTAAATCTGATAGGAGCGAAAAATGAGTTTGACAGCGAAAGACAGCGGCGGCGGTAGCTTTACGCCCGTGGCCCCCGGAATGCATTTGGCTAGGTGCTACCGCATTGTGGACATGGGCACACAAAAATCCGAGTACCAAGGGCAGGTCAAGCACCTTCAAAAGGTGATGATTCAGTTTGAGGTTCACGGCGAAGACGACAACGGCAATGCGCTGGTGACAGCCAAGGGTGAGCCGATGAGCATCAGCAAGAACTTCACGCTCTCGTTGGCTGAGAAGGCAACGCTGCGCAAGGACCTGCAAGCTTGGCGTGGCCGTGACTTCACGTCCGATGAGCTGCGCGGCTTTGAGCTGAAGAACGTGCTGGGCGCGTGGGCCATGATTACCGCATCCAAGGCGGTGGGCAACAACGGCAAAGAGTACACCAACATTGTCTCGATCAACCCAGTGCCTGTGGCCATCAAGAAAGCTGGCTTACCTCAAGGCTTCAACAAGCTGGCCATGTTTGTGATTGAGACCCCCGACATGGAATTGTTTGAGACTTTTGGCAACGGCCTGAAGGAGAAGATCCAAGGCTCGCCTGAATGGCGTGCCCGCAACGGCGGCCAAGAGCAACCTGTCAGAAAAGCCACGAACACAGGGTCGGGCTTTGATGACATGGATGATGACATTCCTTTTTGAGGCAATGTTATGAACACCACAATGAACTTGTTTGATCAAGACTTTGGATCTGATCCAAAAATACTGGTTCGCAGACAGGACCCAGACACCAGCCATAAAGCAGCAAATGCTGTTGACACTTCAAAACTTGAGCGCATGGTTTATGAAGCCATTGGAACTTTTCCAAACGGTTGCATCAGCGACCAAATTCTTTCCATGTTTCCAAACTACCCGTACTCCTCAATCACCGCCAGATACCGGGCTTTGCTTGACAAAGGCTTTATTGAGGATACAGGGGAGCGGAGAGCTGGAGCTTCTGGTAAAGGTCAACGTGTTATGAGGATTTTAAAATGAGCTGGCTTGAACGTCTTAAAGACCACATGGCAAAACTGCCCCCACCTGTACCAAAGCCTGAGCTACAAGTTCAAGTGTTTCAAAATGATGGACCCGTTACTGTTTGCACTATCTCAACAACTCAACTTGGCGAGCTTGCAGGGATTCACCTGCCATCTCAGTTGTTAAAAAATTTGGGCATTCAACCGTTTGCTCAAACCAAAAATGGATGCTTTTGGGATGTCGAGGACATTCCACTTGTGTTTTTAAAATTGTCAACGCACTTTGCTAACAAAGCAAGAGAAGAACTGGAAAAATCATGACCAAAGACTTTGACGAACTCCCCAAGATGGCTGGGTGGCATGAGGCCAACCTTGTTGTGCCCAAGAGCCAAGTAATGGTTGGCAACCTCAAGCCCAACTACAACCTCACGTTTTACAACAACCGCAACACGAGCGACCTTGGCAAACAAGTTGGCAAGCTTGACTTTAATGGCCCGCAGCTTGTTTTTGAGGGCGACGCCGAAGCAAGCGCCAAGGTGTTTATCGATTGGATTGCCAGCAGTTTTAAGGGCCGCTTCGACGAAGAGTACAAACGCGGTTACGAAGACGCAAAACAAAACAAGGACCCACAACGATGACCATTACAGCAAAAGAACCACGCGCCAGCGAGAGCAATCATTGGTACACCCGCGACGGCGTGCCTCGGTACACGGTCATAGGCAAGAACGGCAAGGAGCGCAACACGACGCTGCGCGACGCCCGCACCGAAAACCTTGTGCCCAGCGTCACCACCGTGCTCAACGTGATGGCCAAGCCTGCGCTCATGCAGTGGCTGCAAAAGCAGGTGCTGATGGCCGCCCTTACTTTGCCTCGTCGAAGCGAAGAGCCAGAGGACGAGTACATTGACCGCATCATGGTCGACAGCAAGGAACAGGGCAAAGCAGCAGCGGACGCCGGGACGGACATCCACGCTTCCATACAGGGCTTTTACGAGGGCGAGGTCATCACACGTCACGAGGCCCACGTCAAGGGCACTGTGGCCGCTCTAGACGCCCTCTACGGCCAACAGGGGTGGATTGCCGAGAGGGCCTTTGGCCACAGCCACGGCTTTGGAGGAAAGTGCGACCTGCACAGCACCGAAGGAGACGGGATCGTGGCCGACGTCAAAACCAAAGAGTTTACGGACCCAAACAAGGTAGATACTTACGACGACCACCTGATGCAGTTGGCGGCTTATCGAGTCGGTCTTGGGGTCCCTAAAGCACGGTGCTCAAACGTGTTTGTCTCGCGCAGCGTTCCGGGCCTTGTGGTCATCAAGCAGTGGGACGAGGCGGATCTACAGCGCGGCTGGGAGATGTTCTGCTCGCTGCTTAAATTCTGGCAACTGAAGAACCAACACTCATGAAAACTGTAAACGCATTTCAAACGTCTGACGGCACTTTGTTTTCAACAAAAGAAGCTGCCGAAAAACATGACATGATGCTGTCAAAAGAGAACGTCGTTGATGAATTTTTATGCAGCGACCTCAACCCCTACACGGGCCATGCTCACCGCTCAATGGCCCGTAACACTGTCGTCAACTGGGAACTATGGAAGTCCAAAAATGAAATCCTTGCTAAGTGAAGAACTCGTCAAACAAATCTTTTTTTACAGCGACGAGAAGCGGCCAAATCCGCTGATTGCTGACGAGGTAGACATCATGCAATTTGCCGAGAAGCTGGAGGCTGTATTTCGCCCCATCATTGCGGCTGAAGAGCACAAGCGTTGCGTCAGCATTGTGGCCAGCATGAACCGCGAAGTGGCCAGCGCTTTAGCAAGTCAACGTCCTTAAAAAGGCCCCCGTCCCGCGAAGGATGGGGGCGTTAAAAATGCCGCAGGCATCTGCAAAGCCACGGCAACTCAAGCGGGGAGAGCCGCTTGAATTAGGGGGAGTACCCGGTGTACTCCTTCATTTTTTGTTTAAAGTATTCCGGATCATCTCGATAAGCTTGAGCAGCAGACGCGCCAAGGGAC